ACGTGGTGCCGCGACCCCGCCTCGACCCGTGCGGTTCCATAAGGCCTATCTCACTGTGTAGCTCTATCTTTCGTACCCCTACTCCCCAACCCCATCCATAACAGACGGGGGGGTCTTTTTAGGAAACGAAACCAAAAAAAATAAAAATAACCAAATCATGTTTCCCACATAAGAGTTATGCGAAGAATGATTGGCTGTTGCCTATACCTCACAATGTCAGTAATTACGCTGCATGCGTGAAAAGCTTTCTGGTCTGTCAATCGACAATGGTGTGTTCAGTGTGAACCTTTGTCTGTCCTTCAACGTCTTCAGCTTCGGCATCGAGATCTACGAGGGAGCCTTCCTCATCCGCTTTGGGTGCGTAGTGGCGTGGATCGAAAGATAAAGAAGAAGAAGCCTCGTAAGGAGCGGCCAGAGAAGTACCCACTAGAGCGGGTGCTGGTTGAGTCACAGGCCATAAAGGAGCAATGGCAGTAGAAAGAGGATTGTGGTGAGTAAGAAAGATCCCCGTCTCGAGCGAGCAGGCGTCTCTGGCTATAACAAGCCGAAGGCCACTCCGTCTCATCCCACTAAGTCCCACGTCGTTGTTGCCAAGTCTGGCGACAAAGTGAAGACGATCCGCTTCGGCCAGCAAGGCGTGAAGGGATCTCCGGACGGCTCCAAGCGTAATGAAGCATTCAAGGCTCGCCACGCCAGCAACATCGCCAAGGGAAAGATGTCGGCGGCTTTTTGGGCGGCGAAAACAAAATGGTGAGCCAGTGAGTACGCTTCTTGTAAACGTCCCATCTCAAGCTGTGTGGGTGCGCAAGGAATATCTGCGCGACATGCAGGACGGCCACGGCGAGTTCGTCAAAGGCGTGTGGGTTACGGCCAAGTCAATTGCTGGCCGCGCCCTGTATTTTGAAACGTACCTTCCAGAGTACGGTGCCTTCTTCGACAAGCTGCCGATCTCGGCCTTTGTGTCGCGGCCTGAAACTCCTACGCCAGATTACCCGCTGTCGGATCTCCAGTTCTGGAACTGCATGGACTACGGCGTCGTGGCGATCTGCAAACAGTTTATTGCCAGCATGCAGTACGAGGCGCGTCTGCGTAGCGGGGACACGGTCAAGGCGGAGTATCTCTTCACGCTAGACAACTACCACCCAGACAACGATATGGTCGACTGCGGCACCTCTGAGATCCCGTCTGAGCACAAGGCGATGAATGTCCTCGCGCTCGAGAACGGACAGTTCTGCGCCTATCCCAATAATCGGATGCGCGTTTACGACATCTCGCTGACGCCAAAGGAAGTCCTCACTCCAGACTTCAAGGCATCTGGGGAATTCTTTGCTGTGGAAAATCATGACTTCACGCGCTATGGAGACGTGGACGAATATCATTACTGAGGTGAAGTTATGAAGAAGGTGTGGGACAAACCGAATCCAAAGAAGAAGTCTACGCCACTGACTGATGGTCAGAAGGCTAGCGCCAAGGCTGCAGCCAAGAAGGCTGGTCGCCCATACCCGAACCTCGTGGATAACATGCGAGCTGCAAGAAAGAAAAAGTAATGTGGATGAAGACTGCTCGCGAGTCTATTGGCCTAAAGGAAGTCGCTGGACCGAAACACAATACAAAGATTCAAGCGTGGCTCGCTAAGCTTGGTGCTTGGTGGAAGGACGATGAGACTCCTTGGTGCGGCACCTTCGTTGCCCACTGCTTGCGTGAGAACGGTCTCCCCGTTCCTCAGCACTGGTATCGCGCACTGGCGTGGAAAGACTATGGATCTAACCTGCGGCCCACTCATGTATGTGAAGGCGCAATCCTAGTCTTTGCTCGTGAGGGTGGCGGTCACGTTGGCTTCTACGTTGGCGAGGATCGCTTCTACTATCGCGTGCTTGGCGGTAACCAGTCGAACACCGTCAACGTCATGCGCATTGCCAAGAACCGCTGCGTTGCCATCCGCTGGCCGAAGGGTGTGCCTGTAACCGGTGGTCCCATCCATGTTGCGTCTAATGCTCCAGTGTCGGAGAACGAAGCTTGAGCCTGAAGCAGCGCCTACTGGACTTTGAAGCCGTCGCACTCTGCATGATCCGTAAGTGGTGGAGGCCCATGACCTGCGTCTGGATCGCGGGAACTATGGCGGTGCATGGGGTCATTGCTCCTCTCTACATGCTCTTCGTTAAGAACGAGGCTCCCAGCGACATGACTGGGCTGTCTCTTCTAGTCACCGCCATTGCCGCTGCGTTTGCAGTCAGGGAGTGGGGCAAGATTAAGGGATCAGGTAATGATTGAAGTGTTGAAGGGTGTTTGGGTTTTCCGCCGATTTTTTGGGTACGCCATTCTTCTAGCCGCCATCGGCTGGTTGATGTTCTCTAAGGCCGGTCTCGAGAACGACCTCCTCGAGCAGGAGCTCGCAAACAGCAAGCTCGCCGATCTGGTGGACAAACAAAATAATCGCATCGAAGCCTACGAATCAGTTGCAAAAAAATCGGCTGCTGCCGCAGAGAAGGCGCTCAAGGAAGCTAGAGTCGTGGAGAAGTTCCACGCCAATAAGGCAACCCGCATCCTCGTTTCAGTTCCGACAAACAGCGATGAGTGCATTGCCGCCCTTGAGCTGCTGAAGGAGTACCAGTAATGCGCGTCCTAGCCCTGCTGCCAGTCATGCTCTTGCTGGGCTGTGCGACCAAACCTCCAATCGAGATCAAGATCCCTGTGCCGGTGCCGTGCATTAAGGAGCAGCCGGTCGCACCGATCTATCCGGCAGTTGCAGAAAGCGCTGGAATATTCGAAAGAGTGAAGGTACTGCTTGCTGAGCGTGAACTCCGCAAGGGGTACGAAGCTAAGTTACAGGCCATGTTGGCCGCTTGTGGAGAAATCAAATGAAGAAACCAATGCCGTTCGTGGGTAAGGAGTCCAAGAAAGAAGAAATGATGGAAAAGAAGAAGGCTGGTGGTAAGGCCGCTTACGCCAAGGGCGAAGTCAAAGAGTACAAGGGCAAAGCCAAAGAAATGGCTGGCAAGATGAAGATGCTCATGAAGGCAAAGAAGAAGTAAGAAAGTGGATAGGTGCAGAAGAACTGCACCCACTGCGGCCAATTGAAGCCCAAATCAGAGTACCGCCTCAATCCTATGACGGGGCGGTACTCTGTCCGTTGCATATCGTGTCCGCCTACAAAGATGGCATCAAAGTACAAATGCCTTGAGTCTTATCTTAGGGCTCGCTTTCATGACGCAACACGGAAGTCTAAGGGCGGAAGCTTTTCAACCGATTGCTTTACGTTTGATCACCTCCTCGAGATCCTCCAGAAACAGGATCGCCGCTGCGCTGTTACCGGTAAAGCGTTCACCTTCGAAGGGGATGAAGTTGGAACCAACATCAGCATTGACCGGATCGACTCGAACAAGCCGTACTCCGCAGGCAATGTGAGGCTGGTCTGTGTTGCAGTCAATTATATGAAGCGCCGTATGAACGATGAACAACTCGTCGACTGGTGCTTGGACATTGTTAAGGGTATGGGTTTGTGGAAATAGAGGCAGTAGCAAAAAAGCTGATGGGGGACTTCCCCATGTATGCGAAGAACGTGCTACGCATTGTCGACAAGCGCGGTGAAGAGAAGCGCTTCAAGCTCAACTACGGCCAGATGATCCTCCACGAGAAGCTCGAGAAGCAGCTCGCCGACACCGGTCGTATCCGCGCTCTAGTGATTAAAGGGCGGCAGATGGGGATCTCCACCTACGTCGAGGGTCGGTTCTTCTGGAAGACGACCAAGACCAAGAACGCCAACGCCTTCGTGCTCTCCCACCTTGCAGAGTCGACCACCGCCATCTTCCGAATGGTGCGCTACTTCTACGACAACGCTGCCCATCCGATCTTTAAGCCGCCGCTGGCGACCAGCACGACCACCACGATGGTCTTCGAGAAGCTAAACTCTCAATACCGAATTGGTACGGCGCGATCCACGAACATTGGTCGAGGCATGACCAACCGCTACGTTCACGCATCTGAGGCCGCTTTTTATCCAAATAGTGGCGAGATTGTGGCAGGTCTACTGCAGTCGGTCCCCGCCGAAGACTCCGAAGTTATCGTTGAGTCCACAGCGAACGGTGCCGGTGGCTGGTTCTACGACCAAGTGATGAAGGCGCTCAGAGGAGACGGCGACTGGATCGTCATCTTTATTCCTTGGTTCTGGCTCCCAGAGTACGAGAAGAAGTGCGATCCGTATTTCACCCGCACAACGGAAGAAGAAAAGCTGGCTGCACTGTACAACCTGTCTAACGATAAGTTGAACTGGCGCAGGTCCAAGATCGACGAGCTTGGATCTTTGGATTTGTTCAAGCAGGAATACCCATGCACACCAGAAGAAGCGTTCCTGTTCTCTGGTCGCAGCTTTGTTGAAGAAGACTGCCTCATGGATGCAGAGCGTAACTGCTACAGCCCAGACATCGAGGGCAGCTTTAAGGACGGCATCGTCACGCCGCACGAGAAGGGATCTTACAAGCAGTGGATCAAGCGCGTTGATCCAGATGAGCGCTATTGCATCGGCGTCGACGTCGCTGAGGGCTTGGCGCACGGCGACTACACAGTGGCTCAGGTACTGGATTCGCTTGGTCGACAGGTGGCATCATGGCATTTGCACATCGATCCATACGAGCTTGGTGACCAGCTCTGCGCTTTGGGCAAGATGTTCAACCGCGCCTACATCATTCCAGAGCGAAACAACCACGGTCTTACCACGATCCGCCGCATGCAGGATCTAGGTTATCCCAATCTTTATGTAGAGCACACAGTAGATGATGCGTATGCAGACAGAATGACTAAGCGTGCTGGTTTCTACACGTCTAGTAAGACAAAGCCATTGATTATCGATAACCTCGCTGCATTGCTGCGTAAGCGCGATAGTGGAATATCAGACACAGAACTTGTAAAAGAGTTGCGTAACTACGTTATTGATGACAAAGGCATTACGAATGCGAAGGCGGGTTGCTTTGATGACAGAGTAATGGCATACGCAATAGCTCTATTCGGACTTAACTCAATGCCACGTAATCGTAGAACGAAAACCGTAGCAACTAAGTACGAGCCGTTCGATAGTGTCGTGGGGTATTGATGTACGAAGACGAGATAGAAGACGAAGACAATGGAGAATTCGCACCAGTAGAAAAACGTGAGGAAGATCTTGAAGAGTTTCAGGGTCTGGGTCCACGTCTGCAGTCTTTGTTCACTGAGTACAAGGACGCCCGTAACGACATTGAGGATGAGTGGCTCTCAAGTTTCCGCCAATTTTTAGGGGAATATGACCCCGAAGTCCTCGCCAAACTAACCGGCACACGCTCGAAAGTATTCGTCGGCCTCACCCGCACTAAGGTGATGTCGGCGTTTTCGCGTCTGGTCGACCTCCTGTTCCAGAGTGGACAGGACTTCTACAGCATCGATCCCACGTCCATACCTGAGCTCGACCCGCTCGAGATGGCGGAGATCACCAAAGAAGCCACCGCTGAGATCATGCAGGCTTCTGGTGCCGCTTCGCCAACGATGGTGCTCGACATCATCAATGAGCGTCGTGATGAGCTGATGGATCAGGTGCGCGACGAGGTTAGACGCCGCGCCAAGATGGCTGCGTCTGAAATGACCATCCTTGTCCGCGATCAGCTAGGCGAAGCTAACGCTGAACAGAAGATCAAGGAAGCCATCATGGAGTCCTGCATCTTCGGTACTGGCTGCATCAAGGGCGGTACAGTTCGAATCGAACGCAGCAAGCGCTGGAAGCGCAGCTACCAGAATGGTGTGCAAGCTCACTCGCTTACGGTCGTTGAGCAGGTCAAGCCAGACATCGAGTCGGTATCGATTTTCGATATCTATCCAGATCCTTACGCGACATCGAACGAAGACCTTCACGGTTTGTTCCGCCGCCACGTTCTTACCCGCCGCCAGTTCCGTGACCTACGTGACCTTGACGGCTTCGACAGCGAAGCGATTGAAGAGATCCTCTCCGACAGTCCTCGCGGCAACCACGTTGAAGAAGACCACGAGCGTATCCGCCGTGAGGTCGCCAACATCAAGCTGCAGTCTGGTCCCAATAACCGGTTCGAAGTGCTCGAGTACTGGGGATCGATCAACGGCACAGACCTTCTCGAGGCAGGCGCTGAGCTCCCAAAGGGCTCAGAAGAGGACGACGACTACGACGCCAACATCTGGATCTGCGCAGGCAAGGTTATCCGCGCCACGCTGAACCCAATTCCGGATGGTCGCATTCCTTACAACTGCTTCCCATACGAGCGTAACCCGCACCAGTTCTGGGGTACCGGCGTGCCTCGCATGATGCGCGACTCGCAGTCGACCATGAACGCGGCGACCCGCATCTTCATCGACAACATGGCAATCTCTTCCGGCCCAATGGTCGAAGTCAATATGGACTTCCTCGAGGCCGGTGAAGATCCAACCGATCTGCATCCTTGGAAAGTCTTCCTGCGTAGTGGCGGCGACCCCAATGCACCAGCCGTCCGCTTTAACCAGCCGGTGGCAAACGCTAATGGACTGACCAGCATCATCGAGATGTTCCGCAAGTTCGCGGACGAGACCACCTCTCTGCCGTCATACACGCACGGAGATGCAGGCCAGCAGCTCAACAAGACCGCAACCGGTATGTCCATCCTGATGGGCAACGCCAATGTGGCACTGAAGTCGACACTTAAGAACGTCGATGACTATCTAATCATTCCGCTGATCAAGTCTCTCTACCACTGGAATATGGAGTGGAGCGACAACGAGAAGGCTAAGGGCGATCTAAATGTGTCGGCGAAGGGCAGTACTTCACTCATTCAGCGTGAAGTTCGCTCGCAGCGCTTGCTGCAGTTTATGTCTTTGATAAGCAATCCTATGGATGTTGCTATAACAAAACGTAAAGAGTTGCTTACTGAGATTGCAAAGAGTATGGACATTAATCCAGACGAAGTAATCAAGACGGATAAGGAACTTCAACTTGAAGCGCAAGCACAACAGCAGCAGATGCTCGCCGCAAGCGGCGCAGGCGGTGCTCCAACTGATGGCTCAGCCCCAGTGGAAGGACTTGATGATCTTTCTAACGGAGCGGCTGGAGGCTTGCAGGGACAAGTTGGAGACCGTTCCGGACCACAGATTTGATCAAGGTAGAGCAGCAGAACTGCGCTTCATCCTTGAACTAGAAGATACCGCGCAAGCGGTTTTAAGCGCGAAGACGACCTCGTAAGAGATACCCGTCTTCTAAACGAAACGCGGACACTCCGTAGCGGACCCGCAAACATTGGTGAGATATGAAGGTAGACCCTGAGAAGCTTGAGCAAGAAGCCGACGAACTTTTGAAACAGATGATGGCAGAGCAGGACGGACCGGAACAGCAGCCCAAGGCTGAAGAGACCGACACCCCGCCGCAGCCACATGAAGATGAAAACCCACCCGCAGAATCGGCGGACACTGGGGAAGACGGCGAAGAGATTCCACAGGAAGAAGATCGCGGCGATCAAGATCCTGATGAAAGCGAAGGCGACCTGCAACAGCAGATCAAACTCGCAAACGAGCGTATCAAGAATGCTCAGGCTCGAATGACAAAGGCAACGCAAGAAGCGGCGGATTTGCGCAAAGAAGTAATAGCGCTACGTCAGCATAATGCGGAGCTGAGTTCTGAACTGGCTAATGCCCAGAACGGACGAGACGGTGAAGATGATGATCTGAAAACCCTCGCTGAGGAATACCCAGACATCGCTGCGCCGCTTCTGAAGAAGCTGGCAAAGTTAGAACAGACAGTCACCCAGTATAGGGACCAAGTTAGAACGAATGAAAGTCAGAGCACTCTTACTGAGCACTTTGACACTATCCGTGAGTCGCACCCTGACATGGACGATATCGTCACGTCAGATGACTTTGTTGGATGGCTCGAGCGTCAGACGCCTGTATGGCAGCGTGTAGCCAATGACGGCAGCGCCCATGAGGTAGTTGAGCTCATCAATCGTTATAAGGAAGTCTTCGATACACAGCCGCAACAGCCGGTCTCAAAGGTTGATAAGGCGCGACGGGTTGCAGAACCCACGCTCCCTAAAGCCAGACGACCGGACCCAAGCTCGGGCAAGCGAATTTGGAGCCGCCAAGAGATCACCCGTATGCCACTCGATGAATTCGAGCGACGTTCGGCAGAGATCGATCAGGCGTATCTGGATGGACGAGTCCGTTAGTTCAATCCTGTTGTAATAAGGTTTATTTAACATGCCTGCTTTTCCTACCGCTGGTTCAAACTCCGCTGCGAACTTCATTCCTGAAATTTTCTCGAAGAAGCTTCAAGCGAAGTTTTATGCCTCGTCAGTACTCCCCTCGATCTCGAACACCGACTATGAAGGTGAAATCTCGGGTCAGGGTAACAAGGTAAACATCCGCACCGTACCAAACGTAACCGTCAGCAACTATGACGGCAGCGTTTCGTATGCTGATGTCACCACCCAAGTTGTCGAGCTGAACATCGACAAGGCGAAGTCGTATGCCTTCAAGGTAGACGACATCCTTAAGGTTCAGGCCGACATCGCGTTCCAGAACGAAGCATCGAAGGATGCCGCTGAGCAAATGCGTATTGCTGTTGAGCAAGACGTTCTCGGCAACATCCCTACTGCTGCAACGACCATTTTGGACAAGGCATCGGTTTCGGAAACAACCCTTCTGAACCACATCCTCGAAGCTGGCCGCAAGCTGGACGAATTGAACATCCCTGATTCGGATCGTTTCCTCGTTCTCTCGCCGCTCTACATCGAGATGCTGAAGAAGTCGGAACTGCGTCAAGCTTACTTGACCGGTGACGCTGCTTCGCCACTCCGCAACGGTAAGGTTGGTCAGGTTGACCGCTTCACCATCTATCAGTCGAACTTGCTTTCGATTGGTTCTGGCGGCGATGCTGGCAAGACGTTCTGCCTTGCTGGTCACCCTAAAGCTACCTGCTTCGCTTCGCAGTTCGTGAAGACCGAAACAGTTCGCTTGACCGACACGTTCGGCGACGGCATTCGCGGCCTGAAGGTTTACGGTTACAAGGTCGTTGTTCCTAACGCCCTCGTCACCATGAAGCTGAAGACGACAGCCTAATAGAAGCGGGGGCGAGGGAAACTTCGCCCCCAACTCTTTATAGATGAAGGCATACAACTGTGCCTTCTACTATGCAGAGAACGAGGAACACCGTGGAAAAAGCTATTGAAGATATGAGCAAAGATGAGCTCGACATCTATGCACGAGACAAGTTCGCCGTAGAGCTCGACAAGCGTCGACGCATTGAGGATCTTGTTGAGCACGTAAAAACGCTCGTAAACAACAAGGGCAAGGTTGTTGAAGCTGCAGTCAAGGCTGAGCGTAAACCAAAAATCGTGCGCCATTTGAAAACTGGTGTGGAATGGTTCTGGAGTCCTCTATATAAGGGCAATCCAGACCTTGAAGTTATTGAGTGGGAATAAACTAAATGGCGACGACCAAAGCTGTTGATCTAATCAGTCGAGTTAGCATCACACTCCAAGATCCCACGTTTGTGCGTTGGACTCAGAGTGAGCTGCTGAACTACCTCAACGATGCCCAGCGGCAGGTCGTCCTGTTTCGTCCAGACGCGAAGGCTGCTAACGCTGCGTTTTCATGCGCAGCCACCGCAAAGCAGACGCTGCCTGCGGATGGCCTTCGCCTTATCAACGTCTTAAGAAATACTAACGGTCGAGCAGTCACTAAGGTCGACCGTAGCATTCTTGATGTTCAGCTTCCTAATTGGTACGAAACCGCAGTAAGCGCTGACGGCGTGAAGCACTACGTGTATGACGCTCTCGATCCGAAGAACTTCTACGTTTTTCCAAAGCCTGCCGCAGCTCACCAGATCGATATCGTGTATGCGATGGCACCGGTTGATATCGTTATCTCGAACTTCACGACTGATACGCAAGTCATCGGCATCGACGACATCTACGCCAATGCATTGATGGACTACATGATGTACCGTTCCTACCAGAAGGATAGCGAGTTCGCTAATCTCAACCGCGCTGCTGTGTACTATCAGGCGTTCACCACGTCTCTTGGTATCAAGTCGCAGGCTGATGGTGGCTTGCTTGAAAGCATGGTCGCTCAGCAGCCACGGCGTACCGCCCAGTGAAGTACAGCGATCTCTTCGTCTACGTCCTGAGTGAGGCTCCGTCCTGCCCTGAGTTCACCGCTGAGAGGGCTATCAGAGACGCTTGCATCGACTTCTGCGCACGCACCGACTTGTATCGTGCAGATCCACAGACGCTTGTTGTTTCACGAGGCGTAACGGACTACGAAATCGATGCGCCTAGCGGCACTGAGCCGAATCATGTGAAGGCGATGATGCTTGACGGTCGTGCTCTTGAGTCGGTTCCTTATGAAGATGCCTTCATGAAGATCGAGCTGTCGGACTTTGGAGCGCCTACATACTTCTCGCAATACGACAACCGTACTGTCCTAGTAGGGCCAAAACCAGAGGGCAAGGTAAGCCTCAAGGTTCTGTACACGCTGAAGCCTACGCAGACATCTACAACGATTCCGGACACGATTGGCCTAGAGCATCGTGAGACGCTTGTGGCTGGAGCTCTATTCCGCTTGCAGATGATGTCTGGTCAGCCTTGGATGGATGGCGCTGCTGCCGGTGCAAACAGGCAGCTTTATGAGCGCGGCGTTGCTGCAGCAATGCGGCAGGCCAAGTACGGTCACGGAGGAGCAGCCCTTACCGTCAAATCAAGAGAGTTCATCTAATGGCTTACTCAGAAACTCTATACCTTGTTCAAGGCGACACGTTGCCTCAGCTTAAAGTCACTGTGCGTGATCGCAACCTAGCTGCGGCTGGCAAGGTGCTGGACCCAGAAGATCCTACTACATGGGCTCTGGTGAACCTTACCGGCGGAACCGTTCGCTTGCGCGTGCGTGAGGTTGGCGGATCTACGACTAAGTCGACGCTTGTCGGTACCAATACCAACGCCGTTGGCGGTGAAGTTGTGTTTGTGTTCGACGCGACCACGCTAGACACTTCTGGTGTTTTCGAGGGCGAGATTGAATACACAGAAGCTGGCGGTGGAAAGCAGACAGTATACGACTTGATCAAGCTCCAGATTCGCGAGCAGTTCGCTTAAGGAGCCGCCAATGGCAATAGCCGGTATCGAAACTGGTGGTACTGGTGAAGGCCCTATGGATGCCTCGGCGGACGTCAGAAAGTTAGAGGTTGCGCCGCTCGAGTACACAGAGCTGTCGGCATCTACAGGGTACGTAGAGCTTGATGCACAGACGCGCTATAGGTTCCTATCATCCGCGAGTAAGTACGTCGCGCTTGCTGCGCAGAGAGCTTATGTACGCCTATTCGCTAGCACGGCCTCGATCCGTCCAGTCATCACAACTGCGCTTGGTATATTTTTAATCTTCCGCGAGCTTGCGGATGCGGCAGGGATTACAGATCAGATTCGTCGTGCCTTCGGCAAGGGATTGTCGGACAACGCCATTACAACTGATACTCAATCCAAGTCACTTAGCCGCTCGAGAAGCGATGCCGCTGTAGCAAGCGAAGTTATATCTCGAGGCACAGGCAAGGTTTTAACGGAGCTTGTGACTGGTACGGACTTTTTAAGTAAGTCGTCTGGCAAGAATCCCAACGACATGTTGTCGGCGTCGGAGATCTCAATCAAATCGATTGGGAAAGTGTCTACCGAATCAGTGGCTGCAACAGACATTCTTTCAAAGACAACGAGCTTTGTACGGGCGATATCTGACGGATCAGTTGTCGCTGACGCTTCATCGAAGTTGTTTGGCAAAGACGCAGTAGATGGCGTGCAGTCATTGGATACTCGCCTGCTGAACGTGAATAAAGTTTTATCAGATATTGCTTATGCAACTGATGACGTCAACGGCGCATCGGCGGGTGACGACCAGACAATTCAGTTCTTCAAGTCGAGATCTGACGCAGTATTAGCTCAAGACATCATCGCGATTGTCTCTACCTTCTCAAGAGTGTATAGCGATACGGCGTATACCTCAGAGGTGTCGGCAAAGGCTTTCGATAAATCGCGTGAAGATCAGGCGGTGACATCGGACTCAGGCTTTGTTAAGAGCCAAGGGTACTGCGATATAAGTTACTTCATGGAGGATTACGTGGGCGCTATACGAACATTCTGAGGGTTAACATGAATACGAACGAAATGATCAAGGCCACTGGCCGACTGAATATCCAAGTCATCGGCACTGATGGCGTGATCAAGGAAGAACAGACTGTAGACAACCTCGTTGTCAGCGTTGGTCTGAACTTCATCGCCAGCCGCATCAAAGATGCAACCGCTGCAGCCATGTCGCACATGGCCGTTGGCTCAGGCACCGCCGCTGCAGCAGGTGGGAACACAGCGCTTGGCACTGAGCTTGGTCGTGTCGCTCTGGTGTCGACTACTGTCACCAATAACTCTGTTGCATATGTCGCTACGTTTGGCGCTGGTGTAGGCACTGGTGCGGTAACTGAAGCAGGCTTGTTTAACGCCGCCTCTAACGGAACGATGCTTTGCCGCACCGTCTTTGGTGTCGTTAATAAAGAGGCGACTGATACGATGTCGATCACTTGGACCGTCACTATCGGCGCTGCGTAATTCCTCTGAGGCGAGTCTAAGATGGCAACTATTGTTACGCGGTCCGGAAAAGGCTCGCCCCTTACCAACAATGAAGTTGATGCCAACTTCACGAATTTGAATACTGAGCTGGGGACGAAGGTTAATGCCTCGTCTCTAGCTGCTGTTGCAACCTCTGGCGCATATGCCGACCTCTCTGGCAGGCCGACAAACGTCTCATCGTTTACTAATGACAGCGGCTATCTGACCAGCTTCACCGAAGCCGATCCGACTGTGCCGTCGCACGTCAAGGCGATCACGACGACAAACATCAGTAACTGGAACACGGCATTTGGCTGGGGTAATCACGCATCTGCAGGGTACCTCACTGGCATCACGTCAGGTCAGATTACAACGGCTCTGGGCTTTACACCAGCAACGGCGGCACAAGGCGCTAAGGCAGACACTGCTGTTCAAACCATTACATCGACTGATGGATCTATATCTATTACTGGAACAACGGCGATAGACCTATCGGTTGCTGTCGCTGGTTCAACTTCAAACGTCCTCCTGCCTGTTCGCAACACTACGGGCGCAACGCTCACAAAAGGCACTGCGGTATATATCAGTGGCGCTACTGGTCAGATTTCCACTGTAAGCAAGGCAATCGCAACAAGCGATGCAACGTCGGCGCAGACATTGGGCTTGGTCACAGCCGACATTTCAAACAATTCCAATGGCAACGTCACGCTCATTGGAGCCATCACCAACATCAACACATCTGCTTACACGGATGGGCAGCAACTTTACCTAAGCCCTACAACGGCTGGAACGCTGACCGCCACCAAGCCACATGCACCTGACCACTTGGTTTATATGGCGGTTGTGGAACACGCTCACCCAACGCAGGGTAAGCTGTTTGTCAAAGTGCAAAACGGCTATGAGATGGATGAGTTGCACGATGTATCGGCTCAATCCCCTGCCAACAATGATGGCTTGTTTTACAACACATCGACAAGCCTGTGGGAAAAGAAGTCGATTGTCACGGCGCTTGGATACACGCCTTACAATGCCACCAACCCAAGCGGGTATCTTTCGACTGTAAGCCTGACATCAAACGTCACTGGCACTCTCCCTGTCGCAAATGGTGGCACAGGCGCGACCAGCCTAACCTCAGGCTATTTGGTCAAAGGAAATGGCGCATCCGCCGCCAGCGCATCTATTGTTTACGACAATGGAACGAATGTTGGTGTTGGAACCAGCGCGCCACTTAGTAAATTGCATGTGAACGGGGCTGCTGCTGGCGGGGGTATCATAGCCTTTGTGACCAATACAGATGCAACAGGTTTTACTAGCACCTCGTTTGGAGACGGAACAAACACAAAGGGCCAAATCTGGGTAGGCAACGCAAGCTACGCATCGTTTGGTGGTGCTGGGTCAATGAACTATTCAGCCAACAGCGGCCCCCACGTTTGGTATACGAACTATTCAGAACGGATGCGCTTAGACGCATCTGGCAACCTTGGCATTGGGACAAGCAGTCCATCGTCAAAGTTGGATGTTAGCAGCCTTGTCACACTTTCTGGGCCTGAAAACAATCAACTGCGCTGGCTCAATAGTGGTAAAGATTGGCGCGCCAACGTCTCTGCTGCTGGCAATTGGTATCTCTATGATGTGACCAACACCAAGTTTCCCTTCACCATTGAAGGGAACGCTCCAAGCGACACATTCCGCCTTGCCAGCAATGGCAATGTAGGGATTGGCACGGCTTCTCCATCATCAAGGTTGGATGTAAAGCGTGGAAGCAACGCAACAGAAGTCTATCCTAGCGGGAATTGGGCTGGCCGCATTGTCAACGCCACGGATAGTGCGAGTGAAAATGGCCTTATTGTTGGAAATCGCTGGGCTTCAACAAATTCTTGGGTTGTTGATTTTGGGTCAATCTTTGGCAACGGCAGCGGCTCATGGTCATCTTATTACAAGATTGATGGTGTAGGACAAAGCATTTGGGGTTCTGGTTCTGCTGGCACAGAACGCATGAGGCTTGGAGCAAATGGTGGACTTGCCATCGGTGGCACTGGCACTGACGCGACATTGCACATTCAGTCTGCTGCTGGTGGATATAACCGCCTGACCCAAATGGCCCCGTCTGGGACTTCAAAAGATGCTTTCAACATCATGGCTGCCAAGAACAGCGGCGGCTCTGATTTGTGGTGGTCTTGGGGCGTAGACACCAGCAACCGCTGGCGCATCAACCAAGGTGTCGGCTTTGCCAATAATGGCGTCATCATGGATGATGTTGGGCAGATTACCAGCGCGGATGTAGCTGCTGCCTTTGGTTACAAGGGACTGCCACAGAACCAGCGGACATCAGCCTACACGCTGGCCCTCTCCGATATTGGAAAGCACCTTTATGTAACCGCTGGCGCATTTGCCGTGACCATTCCTGCTGACGGAACGCTCAACTTTCCGATTGGCGCTACCATGTCATTTGTTTGTGAGGACGCTGCAAAAACCATTGTTCCCGCATCTGGTGTTACACTTGTGCTGGCTGGTACTGGTGCGGCAACCACAGGGACGCGAACTCTGGCGATTGGCGCTGTTGCAACACTGATCAAGGTTCAAGCTAACCGCTGGTATATCTCTGGCTCTGGGGTGACTTAATGACTGGTGTTCTTTGCACCCTTCTTGGAACGGGTCCGTCAATTGACACTAGCCCTTATTCTATCAGCTACCTTGTTATTGCTGGTGGCGGCAGTGGCGGCGCGTATGATGGCGGTGGCGGTGGGGCTGGTGGTTATCTCACAAGCACTGCCACTCTAAATACTTCTGCGGTATATACAATCACTGTTGGTGCGGGGGGAGCTAGTGTTTCTGGCACAACTCGCGGCAACAGCGGATCAAATTCATCGCTTTCTGGAACGGGTGTAAGTGTTACTTCCTTGGCTGGCGGCGGTGGCGGTTCTCAAGGTGGAACAAATACAGGTATAAGTGGCGGCTC